GATGATCCGATGTTAAAGCTTCAAGCTAAGGTTAATAAGTTCTTTGACAGTGGTTTACTTACATATAGAAAGAACCGTAAAGAGGTTTGGTACAACACTCCAACAAACAAGAAGCGTATGCTAGTGGTTCCATTTGGAGACGATGGTGTGTCTACAGTGGCTAGCTATCTTCAGACTGATGATGGTGTTGAGTCGCTAAAGGTATTAGAAAAACTACTAGATTAATTTCAGTATCTTTGTACCGATAATTATTTTTATAACCCATTAAATTTTTAAACAATGGCAAAGTATATTACGTTAGACACCACATCAGATGGTGTAGTTCAAGTTAACACCGATGACATTTTATTCGCAAAAAACCGTAACTCTACTTCGGGAGAGATTATTTTAAAAGGTGGTGCGAAAAAAATAACTGTTACCGGAACAACATTAGGAGTTAAGTTTGCTTCAAATGTAAATGCAGCTTTAACTGAAGCAGCAGTTACTAATTGGCACAATGCAATCGTTCCTGTTAGCACAGAAGGTGGATTAGTTTTCACAAGCATAGCTGTAGGAGACGCTTGATGAGTATTGATTTTTGAAAGGAAGAGGGCTTTTAAGGAGCCCTCTTTTTTTTTGCTTATCTTTGTGTAAAGAAGATAACGAATGATTAACTCAGTAAGAAATACAGTTCTATCTATACTGAACAAGAACAACTACGGATACATTTCTCCATCAGACTTTAACCTGTTTGCTAAGCAGGCACAGCTAGATATATTTGATAATTACTTTTTCAATTACAACTATCAGATAAATAAGGAGAATGCTAGACAGTCCGGAACCGGATACGCTGATATTAAAAAGGGGTACGAAGAGGTTATTGAGATATTCTCAGAGACTAAGTTCTTGACGAACACTAACAACCTAGGACTAGCAAACACATTTCAGTTGCCATCATCAACCACAACAGGTGATGACTACTACCTCATAAATAAGGTATTAGCATATCAAGACATTGTGACTAGCGGTACAACAACTGCTACTAACCCAAACTCATTAGATGATGCTACCGCTACGTTTGTTACTGATGGTGTAGCTGTAGGAGATATTGTATGTAATACAAGGGCAACCCCTGATAGTATTGCTACAGTAACTACAACGGGGGTTCAGACAATACTTGGGCTTTCGTCCACAATATTTACTGTGACAGGATCGAAGTATGTTATATTTAGACCTAAGCAGAATGAGCTTGAGAAGGTTACACATAGCAAGATAACTATGTTGGGTAACTCAATGCTTACGGCACCAAATAGATTGTTCCCTGCATACACTCAACAAGGAAATATATTAACAACGTATCCATCAACCATAGATGCGGCTGTGTTGTGTCAGTATATAAGATATCCTAAGGACCCTAAGTGGACCTATGTAACACTAACAAATGGTGAGCCCGTGTTTGATTCAAGTCAGGCAGACTTCCAAGACTTTGAGCTTAGCCTAGATGACCAAGTTGAATTGGTAAACAAGATACTTCAGTACGCAGGTATGTCTATTAGAGAGATTCAAGCAGTTCAGTTTGGCAAGACAGAGGAGCAGTATAACGACCAACAAGAAAAATAATGGCATATATATCACAATACGAATACTACGAGAATAACGGAAAGACTCCCGAGAATGCTAATTGGGGCTCCTATCAGTACGTTAGCCTATATGATATAGTAAACAACTATATGTTGATGTATACGGGTAACCACTCAATGATTAATAACGAGGAGAGATACAAGGTCTTGTTCCACGCAAAGCGTGGTATACAGGAACTAAACTATGATGCCTTCAAGGAAATAAAGGTCTTGGAGTTGGATGTATGTGACAACCTTAGGTTTGTATTACCCCCTGACTTTGTTAATTGGGTTCGCATATCCCTGTATAAGGATGGTGTATTGAGACCAATGACTGAGAATATTCAAATAAATAGTGCAGGCTCATACCTACAGGACAATGACTGCAAGATTCTTTTCGATCAGGACGGTAATGTATTAAAGCCTGAGTATTCAAACCTAGACCTAGACAGGATCAGCGGAACGAAGAAGAGTATATATCTTAATGAGGCTAGTCAGTTCAATGGTATGTTGGGATACAACTATGATGGTTATTGGTACTTTGATTACGGCATAGGAGCGTTCTACGGGCTTAACACGGAGACAGCTAATGCTAACCCTACCTTTAGGATAGATAGACAGGCAGGCGTAATAAATTTTGACTCATCAATGTCTGACGAGAAGTGCATACTTGAGTATGTATCTGATGGTATGGAGAATGGTGATGACACGCAGGTAAGTGTTAATAAACTTTTTGAGGATTATATATATGCGTACATAACATATGCACTACAGAACTCTAAGTATGGTGTTCAAGAGTATATGATTAATAGGGCTAGAAGAAATAAGTCAGCACTATTACGTAATGCAAAGATTAGAATGAGTAATATTCATCCCGGTAGGTTACTACAGAACCTAAGAGGTCGGGACAAATGGATGAAGTAAATGGCGAATTTAAAGAGACACTTTATATCAGGCAAGATGAACAAGTCTGTAGACGAAAGACTTGTGCCTAACGGTGAGTATATTGATGCATTGAATGTAAGGCTTGGGTCTACTGAGGCATCAGAGATAGGCTCAGTTGAGAACTCAAAGGGTAACACTCAGGTGACAACACTACAGTATAACGGAACAGCCTTGAGTAATAATGCAAAGTGTATAGGTACTCTTGATGATAGTGCTAATGAGACATTGTATTGGCTCGTACACGATCCTTCTTTTTCTGCTACAACACCAAAGAAGCTAGACTTAATTGTATCAATAGACTTGAAGACTGATGCATTGGTGTATCACGTTATTAGTGTGCGTAATGGTACAACATCAGATACAA